GTATCCAGAGCGGATGAGGATACCTGCCGCGTTGGTTGTCTCTGCTAGGGATGCACTCGTGCCAGCCTGTACGCTGATTGCGGATGGATGCAATACGCCTTCATCTTCCGGTACGGCTTCAAGCCCGGCTATACGCTTGGCTTCAGCCCGATCAATGATTCCCGCCTTGTATAGTTTCTCGGCTCTTACCGCTTCCGCTTGCATATCGTCGGCAAGCGCCCGAACCGTTTCAAGGTCGTACATAACGTAATCACCCTGCTGTGTCTCCGGGTATTCCGGTAGCAGGTCAGCGGTGATAGCATCCGCCAAGGTACGGAGCAAAGGCACCATGCCATCCTCCCATGCCGCCTGCTGGGCGCGCTCGTAATTACTGTAGGTAGAGCGCTCTAAGCCCGAACCAAGCCCTAAGACCATCGGGTTGATACCAAGGGCAGAACAGATACGCTCCTCCGGTACGCGCCTCACGGAATCCAAAGCAAGCTCGGAAGGAGTAAGGGATACACGATCCATCTTGTAGGCACCGGTCATAACCACGATGCCGCCACTACCGTCCCCGGTAAGGTCTTCGTGAAGTTGCCTTTTTACCTGTCTCGCGTCATCCATGCTCATGTCTACCGATGTCTCTTTGGCATCAGGCCCGACAATCAATGAAGGCATGGCACCGTTTGCCAAGAGTCCGTAAGCGGTTGTGCTTGCGGTGTTGTCGGTTGCAATCTCCCGCAGGACAGCGGTAAGCGGCGCACGGCCTATCCGGATATCGCTAGGGTCTCTACCGTACCGGATGTGGATGATGTCACTTACCGGGATGTCAAAGGAGCGACCATCCGTGGTGTAGATGTAGTGCGTCAACGGGTTTACGCCGTTACCTACCGGTCTGACCATGTCCTGCGGTAGAAACTGCAAAGCGGTCACGGTGCCACGGGTGGAAGAGCGAATCTTGCGGAGGTAGGTATTACCAAACAACTTGTAGTCTTGGATGCACCAGCCCCAGAATAAAGACCCCATTATCATCGGATCAGGTTGCGCCATGAGCTGCAATACCGGGTGGTCTTCTACAGGCTCTGCCTGCTGGCTGTCTACCGGTCGGTAGTAGCGTGGCGTTGCCTGTGGATAGTTCCTGACGTACCAGTCAATGGCACTAGCGACAACCCCATTCAGCCCAAGGTCACCGGCTACCCTCGCCCAGTCCTTAGTACTTCCAGGGAGCGCCCGGCGTAGCAATGTCTGCAGCTGACCAGAGCCGTACCCGGTTAGGTAGATGTCCCTAGACTGGCTAAGCGGCAATGGCAATGCTTGTGTAGGATTAGCGGCGGCTTTACGCCCAAGGAAGCGGTCAAAGATACCCATGCTAGCAGTATCCCACAAAAAGAAAAAGCCCCCTTGCGGGGGCCTGTGTTGCTTCTCTGGTTTAGATTGTTGCTATTGCGATTCGTGCCATCTTAGCGTACTCAGGTTCAAGGTCGGTAACAACTTCACCGGTTGCTACATTGACATACAACTTAGCGTTGATGATGCGTCCAGCCTTCGAGTTGCTGATGCGCTCGCCGTTCAGTGTAACGTTGCGGAGTGAGCCGGTTTTGTAGCATTCAACTTCAAGACCAAGAATGTGTTGTGGCTTGAAGTAAACCCGGTGATTCGTTCCGCCCGTCCACTCCTTGCCGCCTGCCTCAACCAACCGTGTAATAAGTTCCATTGTCATATCTCCCTGCTTGATGTCAACAATATACACTTTAGGTATATATACTGCAAGGGTATAGAGATATATATTTTAGACTGCTCCCCAAGAACGCTTAGATCCGCACACCTGCCAAGCATACGCCAGGGCATCAACCACGTCATCGTGCCTACCAACGGGGAAGGATAGCAACTCATCCTCAAAGTATGCGGGTAGGCCTTGGCAGTGCATAACTTGGCTTTGCTCGTACCGGGCTTCCAGAGGGGCAAAGCGGGTCACTTTGTCACGGTCTGGGCGTATCCCCCGGATAGGAAGTTTCGTACGCCGTAGCAGTTCCTGCACGACAGCGGCTTGGTACTGCACTTGCTCGATGCCGATCATAGATGGATTCCACTTAGCCGCCATCGCTTCGATGAAGCGTAGCACGGAAGCAAAGTCCGCGCGGGTGCGGTTGATGTCTCTAACGTAGATCGTGCCATCGTCACCACGGCTCACTACCGCAACCCCGGTATAGTCTGCTTCACTCTTGGTAGAGATTGCAAGGTCAACCCCGATGTAGGTAGGCAAGCCTTCAGGGCAATCGCCGTAGCGTAGCCACTCCCGCTTGATACGCGCTCCCGCAGCATCCACGAACTCCGCTAGGTACTCTTGGCGGAAAGCAATCGATGGCAATGACTCACCAGCCTTGCCTACCTCCTCAGGATCTATCCAAGGGTTAGCCGTGGTTGGCATCTGCCAAGACATCCAGTCGGCATCCGTAGCGGCTTGGTTGTAAAGGGTGCGGAAGTAGTTACTACCCTTGGGCGTAGACAGAAAGAAAGCATCTCCCCGGTAGTCGGTTAGTGTTGGGCGGATGGCTTCAGTCCAGGCTTGTTCTAGATGCCGTGCCATGGCTGCCTCATCAATGATGACGCGCTTGTACTTACGACCACGGGCTACAGTGCTTGGATCGTCTAAAGTCCAGTAATCGATTGCTGCGCCGGTTATAAGCTCGATGCGCGGGGCTGGGCTTTGCACCGCCCTGCGGATAACCGGAGCATAGATGCGCTTATGATCGGCGTATGCCTCTTCAAGGAGCCTGTAGGTAGGAGCAAACCAAGCACAAGGTAGCCCGTCAATCAGCACCGGGTCACTGAGCAAGTTACCGCCCAGCGTTGTCTTCCCGAAACGTCTACCGCAGGCAAGGACGTTGTACCGCTTGGCTTCCCGCAGAATGACCTGCTGGGCTTCATGCGGCCTTGGTAAGACTAATCGAATATCAGGCAAGGCTGGTACGCTTTCTCAGCTGCAAGGATACGGGCTTTCGCTATCTCGATGTAGTCTGCATCCATCTCGCAACCGATGAACCGGAAGCCTTCAAGCACTGCACCGCGCCCGGTGCTACCTGATCCAGTGAATGGGTCAAGCACTACACCGCCGGTAGGTGTAACCATACGGCACAAGTAGCGCATCAGGTCAGTAGGCTTCACGGTCGGGTGGAAGTTGCGGTTTACCGTTGGGACTAGGTCAAGGTCACTGTCTGGCGGCCTGTTCATTTCATAAGACACTAACGGTAATGCGAAACATCCATTTTCCCTATCACTCTTGCAGGCTTTAGGAGTGTAGAAATATCGTGCCTGTTCGCCCATACCTTGCAGAATCTCAGCGCTTCCATCGTGCAACACGTTAGCAGGAAATCTACCAAGGGGGTTGCTTTGTCTTGGTATTTCCTTTTTGCCCTTTAGGAATCCACCATCCAACCCGACAACACTTCCCCGTATAAGATTCCAAGAATCATCGGTTTCTATCCTGCAACCGTCGATATTGATTGCGCCTGTACCCCACTCCTGCACGTTCTGCGCTACCGTGGCTTTGAAGGGCTTACGTGCCATCGTAATAGGCTCCATGGCTGGCTTGAGTGCTGTACCCCAGCCCTGATGTTCACCGTCTAAGTTGTGAGACTTTGGGAACCCGCTACCGTACATCCACGCTAACATATCCCGAATCTCAAACCCGGCATCTTCAATGCGTACCGCCATGCGGTGTTGTGTCCGAGTACCAGCAAACGCCAGCAGGTAACCGCCAGGCTTCAGTACCCGCAAGCATTCTGCCCATATCTCGGTAGATGGAACATCATAATCCCACCGCTTGCTCATGAAGGATAAGCCGTACGGCGGATCGGTTACAACAGCATCAACCGAGCAATCTGGCATGGTTCGCAGGATATCCAAGCAGTTGCCGTGGTGAAGCTCATGCACCGGGTTTATCCGAATACTCCACGATGACCTTTACCGGGCTACCGTCTGCCCCGGTCTGTTCTACCCTGCTTGACCAGTCGGCCTTGTGCTTGCGTTCTAGCCACCATGCCGCCGCCTGCCAAGTGGTGCGGGTTGCATCTTGGATGACCTGAAGGTTGCGCAGCTCGGCTTCACCCTCTGCTTTTTCTATAGCATCCCTAAAATCAACATTTTCGGCTAACCATCTAGCCAGTGTTTCCTGACTTATACCAGCGGCAGCACAGGAAGCCCTGCGGGTGTTACCACCTCGCAGAGCGTCTGTGA